CTTGGGGAATTACAACGTCTACGGTGTATTGAAGTTCGCCGTTCAGGTTTTCTTTGCCTTGTCCGTCAATGAATACCCATTGCAGTCTGCCAATTGGCGTAACGATTTTTTGCTTTTCCATTGTACGTTTCCTCTACGTTTGTTTAGTGGTTGTCTTAACGACAAACGAAATGTATAGTGTATTTCCCTTAATGTAAACAACATTTTTAAACGAAAAAGGAAAACATATGGAAATCAAGAGGTTAACCGAGCTGAGTAAAGGCACCTCAGCCACCGCCTATATAGGGTTTAAGATCGACCCACACCACAAGCAGCAACTCACTGACTACTGCACAGCACACGGCCTGAGCATGGGTAAACTGCTTCGCAACTTCATAGCCGAGTTTCTAGCAGAGGTTAAAAACGATGAAATTTAGTGCAGCGCCAGGGCGGCGAAACGGGAAGGCATACTATAAAGGTTATGCAGATAAACAGGGGACGTTGCAGCAGCTATCGGAGTATGCAAAAGCGTATTCCATCAGCTCGCACTGGTACGGGCCAGGAGTAACCGCAGGGGGTGAGGTAGTCGAAGTCGGCCACAGGGCCACCGGCAGCGTAGTAGAGCCAGGTAACGTGGTTTTAATGGACTTTGATAAAGGTACGATAGACGAGGCAGGACTGCGCGAAGCCTTGCGCGGCTACGGTGTTGTTATTCGGCGTAGTAAGAATTGGTCAGTGGAGCTAGAGAAGTTCCACGGCTTTATGGCTGTCGATGCTATGCCAGTAGAAGATTTTAGAGGTTGCTACCGGCGCATGATGACAGACCTAGGCCTGATCGGTCACTGCGATATGGCTGTTGGTGTTTATAGCGCACAGCTAGCGCCAGATTGGAACGACTATGAAGTGGTGATTGAAGGCGAGGCGTTCCCGTTCAGTCAGTTAGAACCGTTGGATGATCCAGAAGAAACCGGAAGTGGAAGTGGAGATAGGGATTACGCCCCACTTGACGCGGTGTTCACCGTGAGCAGAACCGGCGAGCAAGTGGGGCGCGTTGACATGCTTGAGCGTGTGCAGCGCGAGCGGCATATCAGGGTACACTGCTTGGACGGGCTGGAGCATGATGGCCGATCCGACACAGCGTTTGTGAGTATATCGGACGCAGGCAGTATTTACTACTATTGCTGTGGTGGTCGGTGTGGGCATACGCTGTATTTAGACTTTCCTTTCGATGTTATCGAAGATCAGCCTACGCTTGAGATCGAAACGGTGGTTAGAACGCCACTGCAAGAGTTAATCGAAGAAGCGCCCAACCTGTTACCTGTTATGCACCTACCCGCACAGATGCCGCGAGCGACAGCAGGAGTACGAGAGGCTGCGAGTAATGCTGTAACAGCGATCATAGCCGAGCGCATGGGGTGGTGTTTTATTGAAGGACAGCCCCAGGAGGTGTACCACTACACAGGCCGACATTGGGAGCCGTTGTGGGATACTGAGAAGGAAATGTTCGACTTTTTTAAAGTAGTCTGCACTTCCCTTGGGTGGGGCGCGTTAGCTTACGGCAGCGCATTTCAACAAAGCATGAAACGCGCCTTTTTAACTTCAATACCCACCAAAAAAGTTCCCGACACCGATAAAGATTATCTAAACCTACGCAATGGCACTTTGGATTTGAGCACAGGGGCATTGATGCCGCACTCGCCAGGGCATGTGTTTGTGTACTTTTTAGATTATGACTATAGACCGGAGGCACCCGCGCCGGTTTGGTGGGGACTGGTCAATCGCGTGATGATGGGCAATCCTTCGATGGTGCGGGCGCTACAGGATGCGATGGGATACCTGTTACTACCTAAATTTAATTTAGAGAAGCTAATAGTATTCGATGGGCGTGGTAGGAACGGTAAGAGTACGGTTATCAATGTGCTGCGTATGATTATTGAAGGGCATTACAGCAACGTAGACCTGCATACATTGACCGGATCTACAAGCGAGGCAATCTACGGCCGCGCTCGGTTAGCTGGCAAGATGGTCAACTTTACCGAAGAACTAAAAACAAAAACGATAGACGCAGAGGGGTTTAAAAACCTAATCAGTGGCGTAGATATTGAAGCCCGACACCCTTACGGGCAGGCGTTCACTATCAAACAAGCGCCTAAGCAGTTAAGCGCATTAAATGACTCGACAGGGCTTTTAAAAGAAAGCTCAGAAGGGTTCAAGCGCCGCATTCACCCAATACCGTTTCTTTATACCGTTACCGAGCGCACACCTAATTTAATGGAAGAACTACGGGAAGAACGGCCAGGAATTTTAGCTTGGTTGATCGAAGGCGCAAAACGGGTACTAGCCAACGGCGAGCTAAGCAAGCCCGAGCCGATGCAAGCACTACAACGGAACATCGAATTAGCAGGCAATCCCATGGCGCAGTTCATAAAAGAGGCGTTCAAGCCTTACGCTGCGCCGTTTGAATCGTCCCATGAAAACGCGCTGAAAATATGGCGCAACGCTGATTTTTACGCTGCATATAAAGAGTTCTGCAAAGACAACGGCTATTACCCCCTAGGCAGAAACAAAGCCTTGAAAGCCGCTGAATGGGAGGGTGCTATTCCTGTTCAATGGGTTGGCAGACTGTTTGGCAACAAGTCAGTCACAACGATTCGCGGATTGTGGGGTGAGGAAATTCCAGAAGAAGAACGCAAAAGTTCCGACTTCGAGGTGGTCAATATGCTGTCCGAAGTTGGAAAAAACAGCGAGGATGATTTGCCGTTCTGATCAAAAAATAGGTTAGTGAGCGCTAGCATAACTCGGTCAATTTTCTAGTCCCTAACATGTTTAGGCTGTAGAAAGATTGACCAGTTAATTTTTTGTACAGTTTTTTCACTTATAAAGGGAAACAAAATGAAAGGTCAAACAAAAGCCAAACACGCTAAGTCATTGATTTATATTCCTTATTTACTAATGTTTCATTTGTTTCACTTATTTCAATACAAAAAAAGTATATGACAGTTGAGATAATGATTTATGAAAAAAAATTGTGTTTATAAATTTCATAGGCCCCTATAGAGACCCCCCCAAAAAGTGCAACACCGAAACAGCGGCTAGATTGAGCGGCTGTATATAGTTTTTGTGCCGTGCGGTAAAGTATATAAATCTTATGGAGTTACGCAGATGAAAAAGACAAAGCGCGGCCAGGTTTGTATAAGCGCTCTACCACTGACAAAAGAATTAGCAGCTAAACTAGGTCATGGATCAGTCAGCAAAGGTATTGAGATGGCTGTTATGGAAATGGCGAAGCAGCGACTTGGTTTTGATGCTTATGCCGCCGATCAGTCTGCGAAGGCGCTAGAGCATGAATGAAGATTACATGGCGAGAAAACTTGCCGAGCAGTTTTGTATGCGGCGCGATGGTCGCAGGTGCTCACCGTGGCAACCGCTATACAGCGTACACTTGCAGCCTACAAGCTGGGAAGAAAAGAAGCTGTATGGCGTTGAGCACGGAATTACCCTGTTACAGCACGATTTCGGCAAATTTGTTAATCAGATGGTATCTAGGGCGATGAATAGTGCTGAGAAGCCACAGAATCGATTGTAAGGCGTTTTTGCCATTATTTTGATGTTGGGTAGCGGGTATACATAAACACGGCTACACAGCGATTTTACAAAGCATAGGAATAAATATGTCGGATTTTCCCTGTTATAAAGTGCAATCGGTGGCTGAGTTGATTCCATACGCCAACAATTCGCGCACCCACAGCGAAGCGCAAGTGGCTAAAATTGCGGCCTCTATTAAAGAGTTCGGTTTTTTAAATCCGGTCATTGTGGATGGCGAGAATGGGATCATTGCAGGGCATGGGCGAGTGTTGGCGGCTAAGCTTGTCGGCCTGGATTCGGTGCCTGTGGTTGAAGCGGCGCACCTGACAGATGCGCAGCGCAAAGCCTACGTGATTGCCGACAACCGCCTAGCCCTAGATGCGGGATGGGATGACGAGATTCTACGGGTGGAGTTTGAAGCGCTGGAAGAAGCGGGCTTCGATCTTAGCCTGACTGGTTTTGATTTAGATGAAATAGCCGCTCCCGCTCCTTTGGATTATTCAGATGCAAACAGTGAGATAGATATAGATGATTTTGAAGATACTATAGAATTAAAATTTAGCCTTAGTATTGAGCAACACCAAGCTGTTATAGATGCACTTGCTAAAATTAACGCGAGCAAAGAGATTGCTTTATTAACAGCCCTTGGTATTTGAAGATGAAGTTTAACTACGACTGGAAGTTGGCGGATGGCTACCCGGCCAAAGGTATCGACTACCACGGGCACACAGTTTTCGGGACGTTTATTTGCGGCGGCGGATCGACAATGGGCTATAAACTGGCCGGGTTTAATCATCTTGGTGGTGTTGAGATAGATAAAAAAATCGCCGCTATCTACAAAAAAAACCACTCGCCTGCGCATTTATTTAACGAAGATATAAGAGCATTCAACAAGCGGAAAAATCTGCCTACTGAGCTCTATAATTTATCTTTACTTGATGGTTCGCCGCCTTGTTCTTCGTTTTCGATGGCAGGAAACAGAGATAAAGACTGGGGCAAAACCAAAAAATTCCGCGAAGGTCAAGCAGAACAGAAGTTAGACGATTTGGTTTTTGAGTATGTCGAGACAATAAACAAGCTCAGGCCAAAAGTAGCAATACTCGAAAATGTCAAAGGGATGCTTATAGGCAACGCTAAAGCATATGTAAAAAAACTCTGTGAGCAGTTAACAAGCTACGGCTATGCCCCGCAGGTTTTTTTGTTAAATGCGGCATCTATGGGGGTTCCTCAAAGGCGTGAAAGGGTGTTCATAATTTCTTCTCGGGCAGACTTGATGCTGCCCAAGCTCAATTTGAAGTTTTCAGAAAAGCCTATTCCTTTTTGTGAAATAGACGAAGGTGTTTTGCCCAGCTTTGAAAAATATGTTGTTAATTGCGATGCTCCTTACTATAAAAAATGCAAGCAAGGCAACGCTATTAGCTCTGTTCATCCCAAAGGCAACCGTTTTAATAGTATAAAACTTAATCCCCGTATTCCCGCTCCGACTATAGCAAGCGGCGGAGCATATTATCACCCGACACAAGCACGGTGGCTTCAAAAATCGGAGTTTTTAAAAATAGGAACTTTTCCCAGTGATTACGACTTTATAGACGAAAAGCCGGTGTATGTTATAGGTATGTCGGTGCCACCTGTAATGACTGCACAAATATCGCATCAGATTTATTTACAGTGGTTGTCGAAAATAGACTGAGGTAAGCAGTATGCCAAAACGAACTAAACCGCCGCACGAACCTACAAAAGTGACTCGCGAGCTTGTGAGCCTTCACGCAACGATGGGAACAACGCAAGAGATAATATCCAAAATTTTAGAGATTGATTTGAAAACTTTGCGGAAGTATTACCGCAATGAATTGGATCAATCACTCTCAAAAGCGAATGCAACCATAGGCGGCGCACTTTTCAACAAGGCCAAAGCTGGCGACACTGGCGCTATGATCTTTTGGCTCAAAACCCGCGCACGTTGGAGCACTGTTGAACAGGTAGACCATGTAAGCAGTGACGGCAGTATGACACCGGAAAAAGTCGAGCGCGTGGTAGTAAAAGTTGGCGATATTACAGATACCGACCGCTGAAATATTCCTGCCACTGCTAGAGCCTGCGCGCTATAAGTTTGCGCGTGGTGGACGTTCTTCCGGTAAATCGCACTTTATGGCTGAAACGCTGATAGACGATCATGTGCGCGATCCTGACCGGCAAAGCGTATGCGTTCGTGAAATTCAAAAGAGCCTAAAATTTTCAGCCAAGAAACTGATTGAGGACAAGATAGCAGCGCTCGGCGTGTCGAAACTTTTTACAATCACGCAAACCGAAATCAGGCGCAACGGTGGGCGTGGTATCATCATATTTCAAGGCTTGCAGGATCACACAGCCGACAGTATCAAGTCGCTTGAGGGCTTCGATTGCGCTTGGGTTGAAGAAGCGCAAAGCCTAAGCGCTCACAGTGTTGAGCTACTGATCCCGACAATCCGCGCACCTGGCAGCGAGTTGTGGTTCACTTGGAACCCTGACCAGCCGGACGATCCGATAGAGCAGCTAGCCAAAAATAACCCTGATGCCATCCTGGTTCATGCCAATTATGACGATAACCCTTGGTGCCCGGTTGAGATGCGCCAGTTAGCCGACTGGCAAAAGCGAGTAGATTACGAGAAATTCAGCCATATATGGCTTGGCGGCTTTAACACAAAATCGGAATCAAAAATATTTAAAAATTGCATAGCCGAAGAGCTAACGCCAGCCGCTCACTGGAACGGGCCTTACTACGGCGCAGATTTTGGCTTTGCCAAAGACCCGACCTGCTTTGTGCGGTGCTGGATTTTTGGCAATACTTTATATATAGACAAGGACGCAGGCAGGCCAGGACTAGAGCTTGACGAAACCGCCAGTTTTTTTGAAAAGCATGATCCAGACATAGCCAAGCACACGATACGCGCAGACTCGGCGCGGCCTGAATCAATCAGCTATCTAAAGCGCCATGGCCTGCCACGCATCGAAGGCGTGAAAAAATGGCCTGGCAGTGTAGAGGATGGCGTTGCGTTCCTGCAAGCGTTTGACCGTATCGTGATACACCCGCAATGCCGCGACATGCTGGAAGAATCCCGCACCTATGCCTATAAGATAGATAAGAAAACAGGCGACATATTGCCGAAGATCGAAGACGAAAATAACCACCGTTGGGATGCGGTGCGCTATGCTTTGCAGCCATTGATAGCACAAAAAACAGGCCCGCGCCTTCGCAGCCTGTAAAAACTCACTATTTGCATATACACTTGACAAAACCGAACTATTGAGGCGGGGCCATGTTTGATTGGTTGAAGCGCAACAAAGAGCCAGAACAGCAAAAAGAAAGCCGCGCCGGGCAGGCCATATTTACAGGCACCCAGGGCGCGAAGTGGGTAACAGCAGGCGATAAGATAAGCGCTAAGCAATACGCTTTTGAAGGCTATCAGAAAAACGTCATAGCCTACCAAGCCATAAATAAGCGCGCCGATTCCGTGGCCGCATTATCTTGGATAGCCAGAACGCCGAGCGGCGAAGTGCTAGACAATCACCCATTTTTGCAGCTAATCGAAAACCCAAACCCAATGCAAAGCCGCAGCGAATTTATCCGCGCTTTGATCGGTTTTTTCAGCATTAGCGGCAATGGTTATATAGAGCGCGTTTTAGTGCGCAACGAGCCGCGCGAGCTTTACGCGCTGCGTTCTGACCGCATGACCGTTAAGCCGAGCGCTACAGGATTCCCGGCTGGCTATCGTTATCAAGTCGGCCAGGATTACCGAGATTGGGAAGCCGATCCGATAACCGGCATTAGTGACATAAGACACCTAAAAAGCTTTAACCCTCTTGATGATTGGTATGGCATGAGCCCGCTAATGGCTGGCGCGTATGCAGTAGATCAGCACAACGAGTCTATGGCGTGGATTCAGGCGCTACTACAAAACAGCGCAGCACCTAGCGGAATGCTGGAATATACCGGCGATAGCGGCCTAACTGATGACGAGTTTAACCGGCTCAAAGCAGAAATTGATGAAAAATTTAGCGGCGCGCGCAATGCAGGCAGGCCAATTGTCGGGGAACATATCAAGTGGCAACAGATGGGCCTATCGCCGGTTGACCTAGCCATTATCGAAACCAAGTACAGCGCCGCGCGTGATATTTCGCTGGCTCTTGGAGTGCCGCCGTTGCTTTTGAATATCCCAGGCGATAGCACCTATTCAAATTACCGCGAGGCGCGCTTGGCATTCTACGAAGAAACCGTTATCCCGCTGGCCGAGTACGTGCGCGATGAGTTAAACGCCTGGCTTTCGCCGTTCTTTGGCGGTGTTGAATTGGATATTGATTTAGACCAGATTCCCGCTATAGCAGAGAAGCGAATGGAGTTGTGGAGCATGGCAGATGCCGCAACAGACTTAACAATCAACGAGCGCCGCGCACTGAAAGGCTATGACGATATAGCAGGCGGTGACGAATTGCTGGTAAATGCGGGGCTTATTCCGTTGAGCTTTGCCGACCTTCCCACAGATACAGGAAGCGAGCCGGTTCAGCTTGGCGATGATGGGCCAGCGCTTTTAAAAGCTATCGCGTATGGCGAAACAAAAAACTTTGCACCCCCAAAAGGCGTACAAGAAGCAGCGCAACAGGGGCTAGATTATCGGCGCGAATATGGGCGCGGTGGCACCGAGGTTGGCATAGCTAGAGCGCGGGATTTATCTAACGGGCGTTCCGTGAGCCTGGAAACAATAAACCGCATGGTTTCATTCTTTGCGCGACATGAGGAAAATCGAGTTCCGCCAAGTGAGCGCACATTGCCAGATGGTGGGCCGACCAATGGCTGGATAGCTTGGCAGCTATGGGGCGGCGATGCTGGCCGAGCTTGGGCCAACAGGATCAGCGACCAAGAGGATAGCGACTAATGCCAAGGCGCTTGCTGGATAGTAACCCGCAGCGCGAGCGGCGTTTGCAGATGCTTTTGCTTGACCGCATAGCAAAGCAAAACGAGCGCCGAATTGCCGCCGACATTGCCAGCACCACAGAAAAAGTGGTCAAGGAATGGCAAGCCACCGGCAGAATTGAGCTACCGCCAGAGCATGAAAAGACCTTATATAATATTTTGTATGGCGCATGGAATAGCTCAATTAGAGCGCTAGCTAGTCGCGTACTGACGCAAGGAAAAAGCACAGGCCGCATCCTCGAAACCAAGCAAGAGGAATTCGAGGACGCCTACGAATATTTTGTGGCCAGCTATATAGAAACCGTTGGCGGTGCGCTAATCGTGCGCGACATTGCAGAAACAACGATTAACCAGATTATGACCCAGGTTGATATAGGGCGGCGTGATGGCTTAGGGCAGGCTGCTATTGCAGAAAGCATAGTCGAGCGCGTTGGCGTTATCAGTTACCAGCGCGCGGCGGTGATAGCACGAACTGAAACCCACAGCGCGGCAAACTACGGCGCACAACAGGCGGCACTGAAAACCGGCCTGCCTATGATGCGCGAATGGATAGCGGCAAACCAGCCAGGGCGAACAAGAGACACGCACATTCAAGCCATGCTGGACACAGAGAAAAATCCGGTAGGCATGGATGAACCGTTTAAAGTGGGCCAAGCCGAACTAATGTACCCAGGCGAACCGAACCGCGATTATCCCGAAGAAACGATAAATTGCCGCTGCGCCGTGGGCTACATAGTGCAGGATTAGCGAATAATCAACAAACAGTCTATGATAGGTGAAACATGCCGACACCAAGCGCAGGCGAGACAGAGCAGGATTTTATGAGTCGATGCATTCCGATACTCATAAACGAAGGTAAAGACCAAGATCAAGCCGTGGCGATATGCGCGAGCATGTGGGCAGGCAAAGAGGTAGAACCGATGGAACAAAAGCAATTCACAAGCCAGCTAGAAGTTAAGAGCCTAGACGAAGGCGGCTACTTTGAAGGCTATGCCAGCATGTTCGGCGTGGTCGATTCGGATGGCGATGTGATAGTTAACGGCGCTTTTAAAGATAGCGTAAACCGCGCCTATGAGTCGGGCAGAATGCCAAAAATGTTATGGCAACATGACGCAAAGGACATTATTGGCAAGTGGACAGAAATCCGAGAGGATGAGCGCGGCTTATACGTTAAAGGCTCGCTAATCCTTGAGACTGAAAAAGGCCGCGAAGCCTACGCGCTGATGAAGGCCGGTGTTCTGGATGCTATGAGCGTTGGATTTAATATTGTTGACGCTGGCAACGGAACACAGGGCCGAGTGATTAAAAACCTAGATTTATGGGAAATTAGTCTAGTAACCTGGGGCGCGAATCCTGCCGCCTTGATTACTAATGTTAAATCCCAAAAAGACTTTGAACGGTACCTGCGAGACGCTGGATTATCGCGCAAAGAGGCCACCGCTTTTGTGAGTGGTGGCTACAAGGCAGCATTCGGCCAGAGTGATTCTGCGCAGGATGATGAAGCCTTAGCAGCACTTAAAGCACTTCAAACCAAACTTGAGGAAATAACCAATGGCTGACGATATTAAAACAATCGTTGAGGGTTTGGGTAATACGTTCGAGCAATTCAAAATTAAGAATGATGAGCGTCTCGCCCAAAT